TTCTACAGGTGCTTCAAATATAACTTGTCCTGCAGTAGTTCCCGTAGAATAAGCATTTGAAGTAAAAAACCCAGTGCTATATAATTGTGAGAAATTGTTGTTAACTTTCTCAAAAGCAGTGCGTAACGGATCGCCTTCACCGTCATTGGGTTGTGCACCTACATTGATTATTTCTTGGGTCATGTCTAAATCCTAAACTATAGTGTATTTATCAGTTTAGTCAGAATTGACCTGCTCAAAAATCTTCTTCTGCTTAGTGTACCACTCTAGTATTTCTTCTAATTGAGCCGCACATTCATGTCTTGTGCCGTAGTTTTTTGCTACAACTTCCATTAAATTGCTTAATGTTGTGGTTGTACCCTCAATGGTTTGTAAAGGTTTGCAGGTTTGTGTCAGTTGTTCTGGCAATTCAGGGAACTTCTGCTGTACAGGAACAACAGTACTACAGGCTGATAAAAAGATTACCGATAATAGTAGTAGTTTTTTCATTTCTTTGGCGCCAATATGATCGGTGGATTAGCCAATTGATTGTGTAAATCAGTAGGAACTTCTATCTGTTTCTTCAACAATGTAGGGTCATTCTTTGCTGCTGCATTGTGGGTAGTGATGGCTATTTCGGGGATTTCGCAGATATTGTTATATTTGACAATTTCTCTGTCAATAAACTGTACTATATCATCACCCTTTTCTTTGATTACTTGCTTCTTAGTAAGTATCTTGGTGATAACTTCTGTGTTTACTTTCTGTGATTCTGTCTCAGCTTTGGCAACTTTAACTTCCATTTCTTTGACTTTAAGCTGCCAAACTGCTTGGTCAGCTAATCCACCCTCTAAGTATAAGCCAAAACTTAATACTATTATACTGATAATCTGTATAGGGAGTTTGTATGTAGCAATAAAGGGGATGAAACCAAGAACAAACCCAGCGATAGTTCCGACAACTCCGACAGCAAAGATGATATGAGTTACGAAATCAGGAAGATATGATAGAATCCACATATGCTTATTTATCTATATATTCAACTACCTTTTCCATAATATATTCAACTTCAGCATCTGTTAACTCGGGATATAACGGTAAGCTAATCACCCCTCTACTAAGCATTACACTAGTGCTTAATAAATCTGGTTTAGATAAACTTTTACTCAAATGCAAATCACCCAATGTATATTCATAGTGAATCTTAGATTCTATCCCATTAGTTATTAAATGAGTATGTAATGAATTTCTATCAGGTATATACATTACAAATTTCTGATGGGCATGTGGTCCTATTGTATCTGTCAAACAACGTATCGGTAAATCTTTAAAACAATCAATCCAATAATTAGCAATCTCATGTCTGCGGTCTTGCCATTCATCAATATATTTTGTTCGCACTAATAGTTGGGCACAATCTTGTTCACTCATCTTAGTGTTAGTACCGGGATAAGAAAACTCAGTTGATTTACCGTTGTCTTTATAATTCATGGCAAATCTATATAGTGCTTCATTGTTAGTTACAATAGCACCTCCATTACCTGAACTTGGTAAATTCTTTGTAGGATCAAAACTAATTGCCATCCCACTGCCAATGTCCCCGTCAGCACATAACCAATGTTGTGCTCCATCTACAATACAAGAATAAGTGTCAGGATATATTCTATTAGCCCAAGGTTTTCTACCATATAACCCCACTAAGCAAACATAAATATTAGGTGAACAATCTATGATACCATATCTATCTGTGTCAACTATTTCTACATTCCATCCAGCATTCAAAAATGCATTAAGTGTTGCTGGATAGGTTAAGTTGGGAACTTTAATTGTAGGGGTACTTTTATTATTTTCAGTATGTAATAATAATTTCTGTCTAGCAATTATCTCTAATGCTTGACTACCACTATGAACAGTTATAGCATACTTTGCTTTGGTTTTAATTGCTAACCATGTTTCAAATTCTTTAGTATATTTTCCACCCACTAGTTGACCAGAACTTAATGCCTGATCGGTTGCATCAAGCAATTCTTCTTTGAGATTGGTGTACTGTCTTGCTAGACCAAAATGGGGAATTTTTATAACCATCGTAAAATAAAAAACATTGCATCTTCTTCTTTGCGAAAAGCAAAGGTAACTTCAGTAAACTCATCCCAATTTGAGTTTAATGTAATCCAATGTGAATCTTTTTGATAACCACCTGCTCCCCAATTAGTACAACACCACTCTATGGTATTATTCTCATCTTCAATTGCTCCACTCTCAGGATCAATAAATCTTTTCCAAGTATCCCAAGGCAGAATTACTTTATGCTTGAAGGGATTTTTTGACTTCATTGTTTATTATTCCAAAACTTGCTAGTGCTTAGCCACTCATAATATTTCTGAAAACCTTCTTCTACATCTACTTTAGGATCGTATCCAAAATCTCTACGTGCAGCATCAATGTTCAATGCTCCTCTAGTAGGGAAATCAATATCTTTATCTCTTACATCAATTGATCCTTTACCAGCAAGTTTAACTGATAGATTGGCAGCATCAAGCAAACTACGGCTATGGCTTTTTGTGATGTTGTATGTTTTGTTATCTGTGTTATCACTTAATGCTGCTGCAACTATACCATCTGCGGCATCATCAACATAAGTGAAATCTAATGTTTCATTCGCTCCATTAACTTTTAATACTCCCCCGCGCATTGCAGCAAGCATAAACTTGGCGATAACTCTATCTTCAACATCTAGTGGGCCGTATACAGCACTTGGACGAATGATAGTATGTACCATGTTATCACGACGGGTGTAATCTTTTACTAACCATTCGCCTGCTAGTTTCATAATTCCATACTGACCTTGAGGTTTGCATACTGCATCTTCTGTCACATCATCAGTAAAGTTGCCGTAGACCATTGAACTACTAATATACACAAACTTGCGTACTTCATACTTTGTACTAGCTTCTAGTAAGTTAAGCAAACCTTCACTCATTACCCGACTACCCATTGCAGGGTTATTGTTAACAACTTTCTGTCTAGGAAAACTAGCCATATGAATAACAATCTCTGGTTGCTCAATATCAAAAATTCTATCCATAGCTTCTGCATTTGAAATATCTTTGTTATAGATAAAACTTAAGGTGTCAATAAACTTCTCGTTAACTATTTTCTTTTCACGTTCAGCCATAAGATAATCAATTTCATCTTGCGGAATAATACCGTAGTTAGTTTTGTTATCAACAATAGATACGTCATGTCCTAAGTTTTGCAATCTAGTGACTACATTGTGTCCGATTAGACCTAATCCACCTGTTACTAATATGTTCATTTGTACTTTAAACTCCAAAATACGTAATCTTTTGATTTTAAAAAGGCATGGATAGTGTAAGAATAACCATATATCATTGGATCGTGATATCTTTTCCAAATTGGGGCTGGTTTACTATTTTCCATAATCCATTGTCCTTCTTCTGTTTGTTGCCATTTCCATATAGGATCAGCTACATACAAATCAGGATCTTCTACATCACCCATCTTAATGGTGTGTACTACGCATTCAATTGTATCTGGTTCTAGTGTCATACTGCCATATCTGCTTTAATAGCAGTATAGCACTTGTATTCAACTAACTCAATATCTTCGGGTATAAAATCATCTATGTTTTTTATAGCACGATTAATTTTCAATGTGGGTAATGGTAATGGCTCACGGCTCAATTGTTCTTTAACTTGTTCAACATGGTTAGTATAGATATGTGTATCACCCGTGCTGATAACTAATTCAGCTACACCCAATCCACATACTTGTGCAATCAAATGAGTGAGTAACGCATAGCTAGCAATGTTAAAAGGTAAGCCCAAGAAAACATCAACACTACGCTGATACATATGGCAAGATAGTTCTTTATTCTTGTTGACATAGAATTGGCATAATACATGACATGGCGGTAAAGCCATTTGGTCTAACTCACCCGGATTCCAAGCAGTAAGTATATGTCTACGACCATTGGGATCTTTTTTAATACCCTCTATTAATATTTTTAATTGGTCTATTTCTTTATGATGTATACTACCTTTACGATTGTATGTTGAGCCAAACTCATCCATAAAGACCTCGCTTTTATGTGATACAGGAGTAAGCCAATGTCGCCATTGTACTCCGTATACACGACCTAGATCACCCTCAAACTTTGCTTTAGGTTTCCAGTAACTTGCTAATGCATTCGGTGTCCAGATAGTAGCAACACCTTTCCGAGTGCCATGTGTAAGTTCTGCTAATCTACGTTCATCTCGGCTACCCTCAATAAACCAAAGTAGTTCTCCTACACATGCTTTCCAAGCAAGTTTTTTGGTAGTGACGGCTGGAAAGCCCCCACGCAAATCAAAGCGAAGGTGACGTCCAAACACACTAATAGTGCCAGTGCCAGTTCTATCATCTTTTATTTCTCCGTTATCTAGAATATCTTTTAATAATTCTAAGTATTGTTTCATAGTTTACCTAATAGTTTATCTGTTTCGGGTTGTATAGTATCTGCAATATTTTGCAAATTAAGTATAAACTCAACTCCAACAACGGATTCATCATATTCTTGTAATTTTCTACTCACAACATCTTCTATCTGTTCTGGTTCCAAGCCTTGAGTTAAAAACTTTTCAATGTTTATAGTATGTTGTTTTTTACCTTCTAGTTTGATTACTAATTTCTTAATAAACTCTACAGGTATTTTATTTTTTTCAACATCTTCAAGTATATGTTCCCACTTTTCGATGAATTCTGGACTCATTATGCACTAACTTTTGCTCTGGTTTTCTTTACTTTAGGAGTAGCTTCCACTGGCGCTTCAACTACAACTGCTTTCTTACTTGCACGTGGCTTCTTCTCCATTACAGGAGGATCCATTTGTGCTGCTTGCTTCAATAGGTTTTCACTTTCAGCCATCAATCCTTTAGCCTCTGCTGCCATTCTAGCTGCTTGTTGACGCAAATTGTTCGCTAATGCAGTATCACCCAATGCATCATTGCTATTTGCTATCAATGGTGCTGTTTGCGGGACTTTGGCATCACGGGTTTTGCTTTCACGTTGTCTACGTGCAACTTCTGCTGGAGTTTGCATTCCGCGACTTTGATCTAATTCAGCCATGCGTTTAACGGCATCTTCACCCTGTTTCATCTCGGTCAAAATTTTATTAAGTTCACTTAACTTAATTTTAGATTGACTATTTGGAGTGACTACAATACTTTCTGTGTTTACTTTTTTCAATAAACCTTCAGCATGTAATACTTGTAAGATAGGGCGACCATCTAAGCCCAAGGTGCGGTTTAGTGCATCTGATAATGATTCACTATGCTGCCCAATATCACTTTCAATACAACGGATCAGTGGATCATGGATGTGTTGATTTAGTGTTTCTGTAAATGTTACAAGACACATGTGAGGTTCACCCGGAACCTCACGAAAAATGATAGCAACCTTACGATCACCTTGTTTACCGACATGTTTTAAAAAACTCATATTATTCTCCTAGAGTACATAGATATTTAATATCTAAAGTACTACATGAAATATTTTTATGAGTGTTTTATTTGGTCAATGAATCAAGTAATTTATATTGCTCATATGCTTGTACAACCGCAGGTGTACTGTTGCGATTCTTGGGTGAAACTTCTACCCAAACATCATCACTTAATTCAGGATGGATGAATTGACTACCCAAACCTACAAAGTTTCTTGGTTGGTGAACCTTACCACTTCTATACAAACGTGTCGCTAGTGCTTCTACTTCTTCCCATGGCTTAACTGCAATGTCATAGTCGGTAGGATTGCGTGAGGACCAATTACCATCATCATAGTATTGTTTTACGATAGTAAGAAAAGCCTCATAGTCCTTAGATTGTGTCCGAGTAATAAGCAATAGTACGTCATCCTCGGACACTTCGCCCATTAAGATACTACGTAAACATCTACCTAAACTTGTTCCAATATACATCATATAATCACCTGCTGTTTCTTATCTGCTCTATCACTATAGAATTTATGTCCAATATTACGAATAGCATCCACTATCACTTG